TACCAATACCTTCCTGATATTCAGCAGGTTTTGGTATTTCTCTAGCACTTACTTTTAAAATAATACCATTGGTTTGGTTAAACTTCACCCACCATTTGGATTCGTGTTTAGTTAGATATTCTAAATGTTGTTCGCTGTGCATCTAATATTTCTTCAGTTAGGAACTCAGGCTCTTTGTATGATAACAAATCATTGACCACGTAGTTCTGAATCTTTACTTCTCCATGGTCTCCTGGCCATACATTTAAATAATTTGTCCACTGTCTGTGGCTCTGACTTAGATAGTATTGGACTATATCCATGTCCACAAAGCTGAGTATGTTTTTATCTACGGGTGTTACATCTTTAAATGAATCAAGGAAGCGAACAACCACAGTATGGAATATATTATTGTCATATACATCCGGAACAAATTGCTCTTCAAATATTTGAAGCATTGTGTCTCTGTTGTTCTTTATCAGTGGGTCAGCGAGTTTAAAGTAGTCTAGTGCAAAATCACTTTTATCGAAATACATAAAGTCTGCATATACCGGATTCAGCATATACCTTTCATAGAATCCATAACGTGGATCATCAAATTGCATAACCTCATTGCGAAAGTTTTTTATTTGTGTTGGTAAACATATGTTATGGTGATCCATACAGTAATCAAATTGACTCGTCATGTCTCTTTGTACTAGTGAATAGGGTGATAACATTATGGTATATTCATAAGGTGTTGCCCACCAGGCTTGCCAAGTATGTTGATCCCATCTAGGTGCGTAACTACCAAATGGATATTCAATAACATCATCAAATGGTTCTGCCCAGTCATCATTTAAATTAATAATACTATCCACAACCATTGTAACACTAGCGTCTGGATTATTATTCTTAATACTATATGCACAAGCACAGGCGGCTCGTTGATCAGTCTGTGTTTTTGCCATTATTAGGAAGCCCTGAGTCATGTATTGTTCTCCCATATGTTCTTCTTATGTCTAAGTATTGCACGTTTGTTCATGCAATGCATATCTTGATCTGTTACTTTAACAACAATATTTTCCCATTGTTTTGCAGTATCGTTTGATAACATAATCCAGTCTCGATTTCTTACTTCCACAATATCATCCTTCTGATCCATATTAAGTAGGAAGCCAGGTAAACTGTTAACGGTATCACCCGCTGTCATTCCATTTAAAATGTGTACTGCTATACTAACACAATAGTCTGTTCTAAATAATTTACCTGGGAAGTTATATAGGTATTGGTAGAACTCATAGTTGTCTGCGACGTGAGCCCACAAGTCAAAGAATGTTTTTGAAACATCTGTTCTATCAAAATACACAACAGTTGACCACCACATGGGAATGCCTGCATCGAAAAGAAATCTCTCTCTTGGTCCTGGCAGTTCATTTCGCAAGCTGATTGCGTTGTCAAACATTGCTGGGCCTGTATAATGATCAAAACTGTGTAGTAGACTATCACTGCGAATCATATAGTCAATATCAAGCAGTAATGTTTGCTCATAGGGACTATACTCCCAGATTTTATGTTTGTTACCGTTTAGGAATGGAGCATTAAAACTACTCCAGGGTGAATCCCAATGTTTTCTATAATTGGGTTTTAGATCTTCATCTGTAATAACTATATTGTCAATATACTTTTTAGCCTGTGCTACTCCGTCAGGCTTTGTCTTTAGCCATTCATATGTACCAGCATCTGTAATAACAGTTATGGGTAGATCCAGATGTCGTTTAGCCTGAGCCGCCGCAAGGATGGCCAGTTCGATATAGTCAATAGATTCATTATTGTATGCAAAAAAGCATACGCCTTTAGTTTCAGTCATTACCAATCCATAAGTTTGGTTACAGTACGTTGCTTTTTAATAGCAATGTACTCAGCGTTCAGCTCATTGGTTGCACTAAAGTAGGCACTTGTTAAATTTTCTAGTAGATCATTGAGACTTTTAACTTCAACTGGATTCTCTTTGGTATCAATAAGTACTGATTGTTTGTTACCTAGATCAATTAAAGTTTTTACAAAGCCAATAGTGGCTTCATCAGCAAAGAACACGCCATTGTCATGGTGTACTATTCTTAACTGGTTTATTCTGTTCTTGATGTTTTTCTTTTGGTTAGTAATAGTCAAACTATAGTTGGAAAACTCAAGAGCTTTCTGTAGACGTTCGTCCATCTGTTTACTCCTTGAATAATATTATACTATTATTTATCCTAATTATATACTATGTTTATGAGGAAGTCAAGTATTCTTTTATGTCCAGGCACTTACTTGGGCGACTGTGGGTTGAACTTTTTCATCAAATCTGTATTGTGTGCTGCCTACTGTAAAGAAACTTGCGTTTGAACCAATAGCCGCATGATCTGGAGTATTAATTGGTTGTAAGTTATAACAACTTGCTACTATAACAGTATCCATCAGTTGTGTATCATCTGGATCATCAGTTAGTTTTACTTTTGCAGTAATCACAAAGTTTCCACCAGTTTCAACACCTTTATATAGTACTTCAACTGCTCTGTCACCATATTGTGCCGTTTCATTTCCAGCACCCTTGAGTGGTGTTGCGTATGCGTAACTGTATGCGTATGCGTATGGACCGAATCCACTTGCCGTAAACATACTTGTTTCTCCTCCGGCATGGTCTAAGCCATAAAAACCATCACCACCTATACCGTTTGATCCTGTTCTATCACATGATTCTGCTTTAAAATGAATTTCTCCAATACTACGGAAAATTTCCAACCAGTCATCACTTCCGTTTGTACCACCGCCTACGCCTGGGTTAGTTCCGGGTCTGTTTATGTTTTCTACTGCTGATGCGTTGCCTTTTGAATTTGACCAAGCACCAATACCTGCTGTTAAATCAACTACTATACTTCCACCACTGTTAAAATAGTGTCTTGCTTCTGTATAACTTGCAAATGTCCAGGAAACTTCACATGTAAGTGAGTTTTGCCACCCTGTGCCACCGTTACTAACATCAACAAAGTAATTTGTATCTGAATAACTGTCTTCGCCACTAAGAGCTCCGAGCTTGTGTTTATTTGTGTTGATAGTATTTGCTACTTCGCTTTGTATTCCCAACCAACCCTTGGAGTTTAGTCCTGAAGGTGTTGCTGGAACTGTATTAGAGCTGTCAGCGTAAACGCTGTCAATTGTAGCGTATTTCACTAGTAAAGGTAAATCATTATCACAATGGTATAAACCTGAGTTTATTTGTGCTACTAGATCGTTAACATTATCCGCCTCAATAAGAGATGTAACTGCTACGTCTGTTAAACTAGTTGTTTGTCCCCAGCCTTTACGTCTAACTAAATCAGTTGAGTGGTTACTATCATATGTATATGTAATAACGTTTCCGGAACCATCTTTAGGATCTTTCCAGAACACATCATATGTGGCTGTTATCGCATTGAAATCTGCTGCTGTGATAATACCTTTTTTGCTGACTGCCATGTCTTATATCCCTATTTGGTGCCGACTACTACTTCTAATAAACCTACTGATTCTGACGTTTTATCTGCTAATGCTCTTCCAACAATACGATACCAATCTAACGCTTCTTGATGTTCGTAATCGCTGACTGCTCTAGCAACGCCAGGTGTTTCACTTGAAACCAAACGTTGTCCTTTGCGTACAGGACCAATTACTTTACATGGTACACGGCCTTCAAGTGCTATTGCAACACCTTCTGTTCCGCTATTCATCAAGTAAGCAGGATCTGTACTAACAATACCGAAAACTTCCGGACAAAATCCGTCAGTTGTCTGTGTTACTTCTGCTTCGCCACCAATTTTAACCACTGTACCCGGCTCATAATCTGCATCCGATGTATACATCTCTGCAACGTCGGCGTATTGTGCTTGGGTGGCAATACCGTGAAGTTTAATTGCATCACTGCCTGCGACCGCTGATGTTGGATTAAGATTTATACCCTTGGCAATCTGTGTAGCACCCCATATTGCATATAGTGTTGCTGTATCGCCTAGTGCTGTAGTACTTAGAGTAAATGGTTGGTTATTAGATGTTACACTAATAATAACTCCACCTACTGTAGTGATTGAAACAGACTTATCGACGTCTGCGTTGTCTTTTACCACAGCGTTTTTAGATCCGCCTGCTGGTAATCCACTCCATGATGTTCCATTAAAGTATTTGTATTCATCTGAAGTAGTATTGTAATAAATCTGTCCTTGTACTGCTGTTGCAGTTGATGGATCAGTTGCTTGTGCATGATTCTCTAATAAATGCAAGAAGTTTTCAGCAATGTATTCGCCATAGTTGTAGAAATTCTTACCCACTAGAGATAGTTGTGTTGTTGCGTTTATTGTACCGTCACTAACCGAAATCGCTGCTTTGGTTGTGTTTGTAAAATTTACGTTATAAGGCATTTTCTAACTCCCTGCTCTAATTCTAATTGTGTAGATCACTTGGATCTTTCTATTCGCCGATTTTTCGATCGGGTGGAATATAATATGAGAAATATAACTTCCTGTTTCAGTAATTAAACCAATCTCATCAAATGCAAAATCACCTGTTAGGGTAGTTGAGTTATCAACTGTTTCCTGTGCGGCTGGTTCTGTATAATCAAGTGTACTGGTGATTACAATGTCACTGTAAACTAATCCATCAAACTTTTGAACCACTGTTGTGTTCTCACTAGGCAATATTGCGTCTGTACCATCAACAAGTTTCTCATAAGTCTTGTTGTATAGTGCGCCTGCCTCTGTGTCTGTGTTTGTAGACCTATACTCAATAGCACCCGTGCCATCAATAAGTGTTCCTCCGTTACCGAAAGCCATCTTTTTAATTACATAGCTTAGTCCAGATTCTGAATCTACTTCTCCGCCCAATACTCTAGCCATAGCCAAAGCCATGTTTGTAAAGTTAATAGCGTTATGTTTGTTTAATAATACTTCACCAGTGTCTGTGTCTTTTATAAGAACGTGACCTTCAACTAAAGCTGATGCATTATCTTTAAGATTATTTTCCATTTCCGTTTTACTCTCCGTTCTTGTATTTAGCATTATAATTCGATACCTTTTGTACTTGCTTGTATTTGTACTGGTAATCTATTAGTTGCTGTTGAATCCAATAGGCTTTTACCCAAACCGTTAATCAACACCTCTGTTTGATATCTTCCTGTGCTTGGATCTGCACCGCCTGTTGTTATTCCTGAATCTATTGCCAACGCTGAGTCTGTAATATCAACAATTGTTGATGCTGTCGCGTGTTTCTTAGCTTTAGTAAGTCCAACACCTCTGGTTATGTTTTGTAGGTTGTTTCCGTTTACATCACCATAGTGTATAATCTCACCATTAATATATGCAAAGCCTGTTTTACCAAACTTCGTTCCGTCTGTTACCGGAATTGTTGTTAGCGTAATGCTAACCGCTGAAGTAACAGTTGTTGCGTTTGCGTCTTCCAAACTATATGCCGCTAGAGTTAGATCATTGTTTTGTTGATATAATAGTGTTCTACTATCAGCACTAACAGTTGATCCTGATGTGTTTGTTATTACGCTAATTGCCAAGTCTTCCAGGGTCTGTAGTCTAAATGTTGTTCTTTCATCGCCCTTACTTGCGTTTAGGAACACTTCATTACCTATTGAGTCATACGCTGTACTGCTTGTAAACGCTTTTCCAACATATGCATTACTAGGAGTAGTTGCAAAGTCGCCACCCGTTACTACTGTGCCTGCATATGAGGCTCTGTTTTCGTTTTTGGCATAATTTGCCACAATATTTTCCTGAACGTTGTGATCGTTTAGTCTACTAGTAATCATCATGTTACGTGACTGTTCAGTTATTGAAGTGTCTGCTTCATCTAATATAGTATTTGCATCGAACACGTTGCGTATCTTTGAATGGAAAGGCTTAACTGTGTTTATATAGCCTATCAGTTCATTTACACCATTCTTTCTGTAGCGTCTTAGCGTTGTTGATAACGGTGTGGTTAAACCCAGCTCCAAGTATGTTGTTTTGTATACCCAATCAACTGACTGCTGATCTGCTAGTGCGTGATAAATCATTGCAAAGAAGAACAAGTTAAAGTTATCTACATATTTGTCTATGAATATATCTTTCCTTAGAGCTTTAACAAAATAGTATGAATAAACATCTGTGTTACCATCATATGCAATACTATCCCATGCATTTTTATCCCATGCATCAATGTTTGCTGGATTATAAATTGTATCGTTGAACTTGATAGTAGCATTTTTCTTTTCTACCATTATCCATTCAGTACCATTCCAACTTTGAAGTTCGTCTCTATCCAAACCATCTTTAACAATTTTAATCTGTACAAGTTGATGCTTTGCAGTATCAATACCAGCAAGTAGACTTGGTCTATTAATAATCACACTAGGTATTGCATTTACATTCTTATCAACACTTACATAGTCTGCCCATTCCCACATTGTAGTTAGATCATAAACAGTAGCGGCTCGTCTCCACTTACTAGGTTCATCAGTTATAAAGTCAACTGATGATGTATGTGCAACTTTACAAATATATATCTCTCTTCTATATGCAATTCTGTTACCAACTACATAGGCCTTACTTGCAGTCCAATCTGCTGTTGCTTTTTCACTTACTTCAATATCGATTACTTTGTTTTTAAGTCCAATACTTCTATCCCACTTGCCAGCTAGATCTCCAATTAAATTCATATGCTTCAATAATCTATTTGCGGCACCTACTGCCTCACGTCTTGCATCAAGTGTTTCTGTATACCAACTCTGTGCTATGGATCTGTCATCACCATATCTATTAACTTCATGTAGGCTTAGGTTAGGTAACTCTATATCTGTTGATAGTTGTTTACCCACAACATTATCTCTAACTCCCAAGTACCAATACTCTGGAATTACTCCGTTGCCTTCTTGCAGTAGTGTCCAGTTTGAGTGAGCACCATTAGTTAACTTTCTATTAACCTGTAATACTGTGTCAGTGCCTACATATGCATCTACGTTTGATATAATTAAGTTTTGGTCATCAATGGCCGCCGCCCAACTAATACCATTTGCTGTAGGATCAGCAATAATACTTGCAAGGCTTTTAACATTTAATCTTCTGTTGCTACGTGAAGGTGTAGTTGTCTTATCATATACCCAGAAGTAATACACAGTATCATAATTTCCAGTATTGGGATTGTAGTCTTCCAGTTGGCTATAGAAATAAACCTCTTCATTAAGTTCATTACTAAATTCACTAAATGCTTTACCAGTTGCTGGTTGTCCAAACATATCTACGCTTGTGCTTACTGCATTCTCCCATTCGTCCGGAGCAACAGTTGACTTTGTCCACTCATAAACTTTCATTTCAGTACCAGGGAATAAATTACCCCAATTGCCCATTCTATATTCTGCTGAACCCTGTGAGTAATCATAATATACTAGACTGTTTGTATTCCACCAAGTGGAACCAACACGTCCTTCTCCCCAGGCATTTTTAGGATCTGCTTCATCAAATTCACCTAACGCTGTACTATGTGTGTAAACAGCATGGTCCAGTGGACTCTTACTGTCAATCTCTCTGTCAGCTATGCCAGGAATAATACCAACTACTGGATCATATATTTCCAGTTCTAATTGTGTTGACTTTGTTGCATTATCATATAACACAATACGTTCTAGTTGGTTGTTTGTGGGTCTAGTTGTGACTGTTCTAGTTGTATTAAGTGTCCATGTTGCACCATCATAGTCCCATCTATATGTTCCTCTATTGACGGATGCGTTGGCATCTGCTTGTGTTAAGTAATTAGTCCAAGCAATATCTTCATTCTGCCATCTATATTTGGTAGAGCTTGCTCCTGCGCCTATTGTGGCATCAAGTGCTTCTTTGTGTTCGAAACGACAGTTTCTCAATACATATACTTCTTGAGCACTACCACATTCCTCAATAAATCTGTCTATATAAAACTTACTAGGATTGTTTAGATCTCCCAGAGCAGTTACTCTATGAATTCCATCCACTGCTGGTTTAGTGTTTGTGTTGACTAACATTACATAGTCACCAATTTCTAATCCATGTGCAATTGGTAAGTTAGTTGAGTCTGCTATACTTACTTCAGCATCATTACCATCACTTGTTGCCGTACCAGCACATATACTACATGAACTTGTGTATGTTATATTTCCACTTGCATCTAATATAGCATTGCCATTGGCATCAACTGCTTGGCCCAAAGTGTACCAACCAAAACTGTGTGGTTGTAATACATTCCAGCCTTCAAATTTACTTTTAACTGTGCCAGTTAATCCGTCATTATTAATAATAGCACTATCATCAACTACTTGGATTCTAAAACGTGTTGGATCATATGTTTCTTCGCTCCAGTCACTTACATCAAATACGTTTGCAATAACTGTGGCTGTTGCATACTGTATGCCAGTTTGTGGGAAACCTGCAGTTACATTCATTGGGTTTGTTTTAGCACCTAGATTAATATTATCATTTGTTGAGGTGATTGTCAACCTATTTCCTGTTGTAGTTGCTGTTACTCCAGTAATACCAGCTGCCAAAATACTTGCGGCCGCTTCAGCTACACTACTTGGTCTTGGTGTATCTGTAAATGTCATTGGACCATATGTTGTGTTAAATCCGTTTAGTGGACCTGCTGTGCCTGTAATAGTTAAACTATCACCTGAACCTACTGCTGTACTACTTGTTGGTGTTTTTGTTATAAGCAATTGATCTGTGCCACTTACACTTGCAACAATGTTTGCTGGCAAACTTCCGTTTGCATTAATTAGGCCAGCCTGTATGGTTGGCGACATTGGACTGTCAACGTTACTTTGTATTAGTGCTGGTGAATATGTTGCTACACTTAATCCTAAATCTGTATTTGCTGTACCGGCGCCAATAACAAGTTGTCCTGCCGCATTATTCTGCACATCATATACAATTTTAATTGCTGTACCTGTATCACTTGCTACCAGTCTACCACTGGCATCACTTGCATTAATTAAAGTAACAATTTGTGCTCTAGTTAGGTTTGCTGTTGTACTAATTGGTATTGTGCCACCATTATACATGTTAATAGTTGCACCATTAATAAGTAAGTTCTTGCCTGTGTTATCTGTAATTACTGGATTAGTTAGTGTTCCTGTTGTAATATGAGGATTGCCATTTTCTGCCGCTGAACTATCAACTTGGTTTGTTAATGGCTGGTAACTTAGTGGTATTGATAAAGTATCAATAGTAATATCACTTGGAGAAGCTACTGTTTGTCCTGCTGTTCCTGTTGCTACTAGGTTGCTGAACACTCTAGTTGTTTCATCAAACCAAACGCTTATACCATCAATAATTGCACTAGCAGGATTACCTGCGGATTGACTTGCGTATTCAAATGTTGGACTAATTTCTGTACCAATAAATGTTAAATCAGTTGGTGTTGTATCATAACCAATACTTGACGCTTGTAATCTATAATAGACGCCGTCCTTACGAACTACATCTCTTCTCTTATAACTTGTTTGTCCATTCCATGTTGGGATATTGGCATAATCTGCTGTTGAATCATATGCTGTTCCGATGTTTGTAACATCAAAAACTGCTTTTTTCACTTCTGAGACTATAACCTCGCCTGCTGTTCTAAATCTATTTTCTTGTTCTAGGTGTGCTTGGAATGATATTTCCTCAAAAACATCTGATGTCTTTTTGTTGTTTACCCAATCAGCATCTGCTACTGAACCAAACTTAACTAGGTGTTTCTTTTGCTTAATGGTACCAACATCTAGAGCTATTTCAGTTGCGTTTACATTCTGTGTGTCTCCGAAGTGACTCATACGGAACATCCACTCTTCATTGAGTGATACTAAACTATCTCCACCATTTATTAGGTTGCTTCTAGCAAAACTTTGTGCTACTCTAGTTGTACCTTTGTCTCTGATCATACCTTTATAGAACTCACCAAACACGCTGTTTGGTAAATTAGTTTCTGTAATCCAATCTCTACCATAATTGCCAATAGTTAAACTTTCAGCTTTGGTTACTCCCTGATTTACATTTTCAATATCATAGTTATAGAAGTCATCAATTGATTGTACACTTGTATCCCAGTTCTCAACTACTGTCTCAGCAAACACTAGATAACCAGGAGCTCGTTTATTTCCGTCCCAGTCTTTTGTTCTTTGTCCTTCAATGCTGAGTCTATAATGTCTTTGATTGTTTACTGCATTATATAATACATCGTTGAACTGTGTAATGTTTTTAAATACTGCCGCATGTTCGAAGTTTACTTCTGCAAAACTAACACTACCAACTTCCATAAACGTATCGTCATTTACTGTGACTGTCAAACTGTCTGAAGTTCTTTCAATGAATACTTCGCTCTTATCAATTGCTTTTCCTGATGTGCTTAGTAGTCCGTTTGTTTTGTTTGGTAACTTGTCAAACTCTAGAATGTAACCGTGATTTGATTTATATGTTACTGCACTCCCAAGGAATACTGTATGTACATCTCCGTTTTCTGCCGTTACTGCCCAGGTCGCCAATCTCAATGCTTCAGCATCTTTATCTTCTTCAAATGTAATACCCTTTGATTCTAGGTATTGCCTGTTGCCTCTAATAAAATCATATATGTCTTGAATCTTTGCTAGTGTGCTTCCGAACTCAACAATACTTGCTGTAGTATTAAAGTTTTTATATTTCTTAACTGTTGATGCAGTTGTTACCTCAACATCAAAATAGTTTGTATCTTTAATACATTCTAAAATTTTAAATCTCTGTTTTGCTGAACTTAGTCCTGATACAATATAGTTGGTACCTGATTTAGTTATTGTAACATCACTTGCAGTAATAATATCTGTAGGAACACCACTATACATTTTTAGACTAAAGTCATTTTCATTAATTCTATATTCGCCACTAGGACCACTTTCAGTTTTAAATGTTAGTAGATTCTTATTTGTAAATCCAGATATTTTTTGCACTAACTGAGTATCCAAACTATAGTACTGTTGCTCTAGGTTATCTGTATAGAAGTTTCTGTCTAGATTATTCTTTTGTGCTTCGTTAATACCATTTGTTCTTTCAGCGATTTCAACTGTTTCAATTGCTAACTCTGTATATACGTTGGCTACTGATGAACCGTTAATAACATCCAAAATTGGTTTAGCGTTGTAATCAATACCTCTATTTGTGAGAGCTACACCTACTACTGTTCCACCCTGAATGTCCAGAGTAGCTGTTGCTGATTTTCTACTAACAAGATCTAATATATCAATTGTAGCCGCTGAAACATAACCAGTTGTTGAACTAACAACCTTAAGACTCTTAATCTTTTTACCATATATCTTTCCGCTGTATATTACATCTTTAGGATTAATAAGTTTATTTCCTACATGGTATACTTCCTTTGAAATATTTGCATCAACAGTAGACTTAATTGTACCCGGTTGGAAGAATTCATTAAATGCTTCGTTTGGATTTAGTTTGACGGCAGTATCAACAAGTGTACTATGTCCTAAACTACTTGATCTCCATATAAATTCTACAGGACCCCAGTCACCAAATACAAATGGTGCCGCTTTGTCTACATTGGCAGGTGTGCCTAGAATCGCTGATCGAGCGACTAGAGCTCCACTTGAATTCACTGGACACTTTGTAGCGAAATCCCAATAAAGGTTTGCGTAGTTAATATTATTCTTTACGTCTGGATTTTCTGCAGGATTATTTACATGTCCTGTATTCAACGCTTTAATTAGGGCTGTACGCTTAGTTGCATCTGTCCAACTATAATATGTGTCCCACCAACTTGGTTTCATACTGTGTCCTAGCATATGCCAAGGAGTTAGGTGTGGTGTATGTGTTCCGAATAGAACTGTGTATGCACCTTTCCAATGTCCAGGTAATTTGTTACCAGTGAAATTATTTCCAAATACCATTGAATTATAATTCCAAGTTGTGTCGTCTGCATTGTCGTAATAGTTAGTAGGATTTAAACTAGTAACTCCTGTCTTTGCTTTCCAGTCTGCAAAATGTTGTTCTGCATATAGATCCATATCAGCAAGTTTATACCAATGTCCATTGGATAGTGAAGGCATGTACTTAACAGCACTCACTGTATTCTCATGTTCTACTATACCTGCGTATGCTCTTTTCTCTAATTCATAATAGGCCGCATTTACTACATCGTATTTTCTGTCAAGAGGATTATCCAACTTGGCGCCTGCTTGCATTTGATACTCACATCCATCATGTCCAATAATAGTTACGCCACCTACAATTTGTGGGTGTGTTACATTACTCATTCCTAACTTGGCGATACTTGCCGGAACATGACAATCATAATCCATATCATGCCACACAATATCTAGTGTTGGTGTTCCACTACCAGCTACTGGATTTATTAATAGTGTAAGTGTGTTACCTGCAAACGTATAATCAACATCTTTAACCAACATTCTTTGAACGTATGCAATTGATCCGTCTGTTAGTGTTTGTTGATCTGTTAGGTAAACATATACATGGTCTCGTTGTGTGAGATCACTGTTTGCTGTATAATTTGTTGTGTAAACTAACTGGGCAACTACACATTCTATAGTCTGTACCTTGTCATCATATGCGTAAACCATGTTACTAAACTGATGTAACTTGCTACCTTTTTTAGTTGAACTAATGGCGTTGATTGCATCATTAACAATGGCTTTAGTTGTTGTATAACTGTTTGTGCTATATAAACGTTTAACTTGGCTTTCAAATCTACGCTTGAATGCCCACCAGTCTCTACCCTGAGCCGCCAAACTTTCTTTAATATTAATTCTGTTGTCTGCATAATTTAAATCATGCATAATACTAGGCTCATTGTGTATGAATATTTCACCACCAAGTCCTGTTACTTTAGTTTTCTTATGTGAGTTATTGTTACCATATGAAAGTCCAGTAAAGTCAATTGTTGAGCGTATCTTACTTTCCCAATGTCCAAGTGTTTCAGTAATTGTTAAAGTTTCCAGCATTTTGTTTGTGGCATTGTGACTATGTGTTTCAACATCTAGTGTGTCACTACTCAATAGTTCTGAACTGTTACTGTAATATTCTACGTCAATTATTGAAGTGTCTGCTAGTAAACTGGCTGGTACTGTTATCTCTGTTGAACCAATTGTATATGAAGCAGGTGCAATCCATTTTCCATCAATATATAAATTGTGGAAGTGTGTATCCAAATCTGCTACTACAATAATTCTAGCAAGTTTATGTCCTACGCCTGTTGAGTATCCGTAATAGTATACTCCATTTGTACTAGGAGTAAAAGTTAGTGTTTCATTAAAACTATCGCCATTATTATCTGAGTATGCAACACCAGATGATATAACTGTTGTTTTGTCCTCAGCATAAATTTTTAGATTGTTAGTGGACGCTGATCCAATAAGATCGTGGAATATAGTTGCATCGCCATTTACTAGAACAATGTCAGGGTGTACTTTACGTCTTTCAGTTGTTAGTCCATCTGCAAACTTCTGTGCTACACTGAATCCATTTAGTTCTGCTCCAGTTCCGTAAACCCAATACGCTGTAGTTTTACGCCAGTTGCTGTGGCCTACTGATACTGTTGCATTTACTGTTCCATCAGTAACTATTGTTTGTGCTTGACTTTTTGCACCCGAATTCATTATACTAGGAACATACAAGTGTCGTCTATCAGTACCACTACCATATGCAAACAAGCCTTCTACGTTTCTAGTTCCACCAACTAGTCCACCTGTACTTGTGCTTACATTGTAAGAACTTGTTAGTGTATGTAGGAATGCTTCGAATACATAGTCTGCTTTGGAACCAGTATCTTTGTAAGTTAGAGCAAAGCCCAGTTCTGTATCTGCTGTTCCTGTGCCTATTTTATATCCGAATAGTTTGTTACCCACAAACGAATTGCCTGGATATTTTGTTTCATCTTTTAGCTCACAACCTGCATCGTCCCATACTAAAAATAATGGAGCCTGATTTTCTGCTGTTTTTTCTTGCCCGATTGTTATTGATGTTCCGTTGAAGAACAAATCTTTAAGTGCATACTTGAATTGGTTTGCTGTAATATAATCTGGACTACTGAGTGCAAGTAAACTATCACCAGTTGTCATAACAGTATCAACATCAAATATTCTAGTCACAACGCCTGAACCTGTTGGCGTTCCTGTTGCAAGGAAAACTGTACCTACTGTACTGTCTGCCGCTCCTGCTGTTGTAAAGTCTGTTGTACCTGCTGTTGTAATTTCATATACAAATCCTGAAGCTACACTTGTGGCCGCTATGCTTGGTGTCTTAACAATCTTATAGATGTTTTGATCATTTAGCAATACAAACCTTGAACCAATCTGCATACTAATTGACTTAGTCTTTGCACTAAGGACAGCTGATACTGGTCCTTGCCATTGACATGTCTCGTTTTTAATATTTCCAAACAAGTGTAAGTCTTGATTAAATTCTATAATTGGTCTTCTGGCTTGAAGTGCATCAGTAGTATGTGTTGATGCTTTGTAACCCAGTACCATACCTTCTAAACTTTGTAGTGTATCCTTATGCACCCAATAGTTTCCTCTGGACCAAATTGTTCCTGTGTCATCTCTTGTTGAGATAACCAAATAATCTTTTACAGAAGTTGTTAGGTAATCTCTATCCCAACTTTCACCGTCCCACATATCATTAACAAAGTCTTTTTGGGCTTGTGTTAAACTGGCTGGTAGAAGCTGAAACACACTAAAGTCTCCACTTGCTTCATCTTGGTATCTAGCACTAACTAGAACAGTAGTGGAAACTTGTCCATCTGCCGCAATAGAGGCTTGGTATATTTTAAATTGATCTAAGTAGCCGCCTTTGAAAAGTTTGGCTGTTCCAGTTCCGGCACTACCATTATTGGTAGCTCTAAACGTTACACCAACTGCGGCTGAACTTGCACCTAAGTTTACCCAGTTTGTTGTTCCTACTGATGTAATTTGATACACATCGCCAAGTTTAATTTGTGATTCTGTTTGTGCTACTGGTTGCATTTCTGGCCAGTCACTATCCAGTTTAAAGATCATATCATTAGATATGTATGACTTCTTTTCCTGTCCACCATCATAAAAGTATAAAAGTGGTGGTGCCGTATTTGCTATAACCTGTGTATTGTATGAACTAATAAGTGAGTGTATACTACTAAAACCTCTAGGGTCTGCTCCTTGGAAAGTTAGTGAACTAGCCCAAGTTGTAATTTTATCATTGTCCCAATACTGTCCAACAATGTCCTTGTATGTTGAATCGTCTGTCCATATTCTTTCATATCTAGAACCTGTAGTGTGATATTCTGTGTGTAATTGTAATTTAATGCTGTCGCCAACACCAGTAACCAAGTATGTGTTTAGAGTTACAGAACCATAACCACTCATCAACTTAATTAACATTCCATTTTCTAATTCAAATGTCTTATTATCATCTATAAATGTGTGTGCAGTTTTACCGTTGACATCTGTTAGTAGATCAGCAGTATATGTGCCTGTACCATTAGTATTATCACTCTCATATACTGGCATATCACTTACCCAATAATATGAATTGTAGTTTACAAACTTGTCATTGTCAATTGGTGGTGCGAAGCTGTAGGTCTGTGCATTGTAGGCACTATTATAATTGTAGTTGTCAAATTCTATACCAACACTATTTGCAATATCATCTGGTGTCAACATACTGTTAATTGTTGAATCTTCTAGTTTTGTTACAATACTTGGATCCAGTTGTCTATTTCTGCGTACTGTTGTTTTGCTTGCTTCCTTTAGGTATACATCGCCTTGTTTAGCAACGCCGCCTTGAGTACTACCAACATAAGCATCAATGTCTTCTAAGCTGCCCTTGGAGATCATTTGATCCAGAGTTGCATCCATCCATTTTTGATTTAGTGGAGTGTCAAAGACTGACGGTAAGTAGTCAGTTGCCTTGATCTTATTTGTTTTATAAGTTCCAGATCGCTTTTTATTTTCAGCAATTGTCTGTTTCTTGGATTCGTAGTTCTCGGACATTTTAAACCTTAAGCTGCTCTAATATTACTTTGTGTGATATTATCTATAATATCAATGTCTGTTGCTGACACATCAGGAATCAACAGTTCTCCTCCCATTGGTGTAATCTGGAAAAGATCTCCAAACACACTAGTAGACAATTGTGGTACAATAACAAAACTGCTAATGATACCTGCTAGTTCTTTATGTACATAAGCCGCCAGTTCAGTGAAGTAGAATGTTTCACCAAAGTCCCAATTGTCTATGTTAAAGAAGTTACCAATCTCTTCTACTACTTTATCTTTTATTTCATTATCAGTAAATCTTGTGCCTGGCACTTTGATAATTCTAAACTTTGCTTGTAGTGATGCATCTGCTTTGGCGCCAAATAATACTTTGTAATTTACTGGTCTGTAAATAATACTATCACTCATTGCCTTTTTACCTGTTTGCTGTGAGAAACTCTGCTTCAACTCATCAATTGTAGGTGGTACAGGTTTTACTAGATCCTCTCTAGTATCCTTTAACCAATTTCTATATGCTGTGTCGTAGTAACGTGTTAACACAAAAACATCTATTAAGTTTGTAAAACTAGGATCAACAACTTCATTATCTGCAGGAACATGTGTCCACTCAAAACGTAGATTGTCCTGTACGTTTCCGTAAGCAGTACCAGTTCCTAAACCGGCACCTGTCGCTGTAAATGTTACACCAACTGTATTTGCACTAGCACCAAGTCCAGTAAAATCTGTTGTACCTACTGTACTGATTGTGTATGATCTACCAACTACAAATGCACCAGCAGTTTCTACAGTAATACTATTGAAGCTATCTGGATCATCTGGCCTGTCATCATTGTTGTTATCCACTAGACTTAGAATAATTTTGTTTTGATTATATATTCCACTCTGGTCTCCCTGTGTGGCAAACTCATATCCGTATATGAAGAAGTCACTGCTTGGAAATCCAGTTCTAGTTAAGTCTTGTAATTTAACTCTATCTCTTTGTTTCTTGTTGCTCTGTTCATTTAATTGAAATTCGTTAGTAATATTACTAAAGTCTATCTGCGTACTTTCCAGAGTATAACGTAAAACTCTAGTTGTTATATCCCATTTGTCTGTTGCACTAGTTGAATCAAATGCAATATGTATTGTCCAGTTATTATCTAAACTAACAGCATCAGCTGGATTGTAAGCAAAAGGAGTAGGGAAAGCCGTATCCACCGCACTAGGCAATGGATCTCTATCTATAATATCCCAACCCAAATTTAAGAAATCATACTTTAGTGCAAACGTTTGTCTGTTACCCAAGTACTCAATAATGTTAGCTCTTTCAGTTGGATCAAACTGCCTTGTATACGCTGGAATAATATACATCATCTTATAGCCGTTTGGAATTGTTGCATCAAGACTAATTGCACCAAAGTTTCTGTTTGCTGTTAGTCCTGTTGGGTTACCATCAGCACCATCAATACCTAATCCACTTGCAAAAATCTTACTTACTTTTGCCCACTTAACTGTGCCACCTGTTGCAAGTAATCCAGTCCCGGCATCTAATGCACTACCGAATTTAACAAGAGCACCTACTCTTAGATATTTTAAATAGTTGTTCTGTGTTTTACCAGTACGTTTGATTACGCTATCACTATCAGTAAAATATCCTGTGTTGGTATTACCTGTTTGTTGCCAAGTAAACGGAAATTTTGAATCTCCATTTCTATAAATGGTATCCTCAATAGTGTCAAATGTTCCTCTATACTCGCTGAAGTATAGATTAATTAGTTCGTCATCTTGAATAATCTGTTTAAGCAATTGATCAAAGACTGTACTAGGTGTCATGTCTGTTGCATATTTAACTTTAGTCTGCGTAGTCTTTGTTACTTTACCATCAGTTGCAAATAAGTTTAGATTAGTATACGCACCAGTTGGATCATTAAGCGTTACAAAACGACTATGTCCACTATGTGTTCTATTGATACTTTTAATTTTTCTAATATTATCGCTCTGTGTATACAAATAACTATTGTAATCATCTGCCGTGATCATGCGGTCCTGCGTTGCATAAATGCGTGGCGCATTTGTTTTTATATCGTCCAAACTTTCACTGCTACTAGCGTTGGTTACACTTTCTCTTAGTTGTACTGCAAGTACGGCTGTATAATTATTACCGTCTGCACCTGTATAGTCTATGCTAATACGTTTTGTTCCAATGTCATCAGGTCTTAACACATATGTTTGGTTCTCACTTTTACGATACCATATACGAATTATTCCTTTTGGTGGATTACCAAAACTTTTATCAGCAAAGCATACACTAATTTTATTATCTTCTCTTGTCTTAACGCTGTAAATGTCTCTAATACCTTGGTTAATAAAATTATAGTTTGCACTCTGTCCATAGATATTATCTACCTTAGTCCATTTTTTATTAACTGTTCCGTCTGCATTTACTGTCTGTACCCAAACGTCCGTTGAGTTGATGTTAATCTCATCTATGTCCAGCGTCATTCCACTTAGTGATTCAGTAATATTAAAATCTTTAAATGTTAACTGTCCTTGTTTGAATCCCACAAAGAAACCTGTGTGGTTACTGCTGATACTTTGTCCATCATTTTTATATTGGATACTAAATGATCCACTTGGATCAGGTGTATTTTCAATCATTGTCTGTTGCACTATATCGTAATCCAAACCAACAGCATTAAATGATACACTTGAACCCTGTGCAAGTCCAGTAAATGTAAACACAATCTGGTCTGCTACATTGTTTGTATTATAGTATTGTGTAGCCACACCATTTTCTGTTACTTGTCTACGAGGACTACCGAATTGATTACTTTGTACAAACAGAGCATTCATTACTGTTGTAAAGTTATCTAGGTTGTCTGCTGTAGTTGTATTCTCAAACCGAATCTCTTCTCCACCAAGTGTTGTACCACTAGCGCCTATAACATTCTCGTTTGTTTTTATACTTGTAACTTTTAACAATCCAAAAGGCGTAACGTTTCGTCTAGGTTTGTATCCCAAAAACTCTGAGAGTTTAAAGACGCTGTCCTGTCTTTCTGCTGTACTTAAAAAGTTATTTCTGCTGTTTAGATCTACTCTAAATGCTAAGTTGTGTCCGAACTGTGCTATAACATCGAGGAGTGCAACAAATTCTGCACTTTCTACCCAATCACTATAGCTTTCCGGATAATTATTACTAATGTACTCAATCATTGAAGTACGGATAGTATCAAAATCATATGCTTGGAAGTTTGCGTTCACATAGGACTCATAAACTGCTTTATAATCCTCTGCCGCAAATAACCTGCTCTGTCTTACCTGTTGTGCCATTATTAAAACTCTGCCTCTGCAAATTCTCTATCGAACTTCAATCGTAATACTGTCTCTGTCGTAGTAGGCAAATATAACAATTGTATACTAATTGTAATTGAACTGCTGTCTTCAGTCACTCTAACATTCTTAGTCATTAGACTGAACCGAGGATCGTAATTAACTACGTCATTTACGTCTTGTTCAATTAGCTCTATTGTATTCTCATCCAATGGTTGAAATACATAAAAAGGCAACATGCTACCAAATGAGGGTTGACTCCATTTTTCACCCTTACGGATTTTGAAATGGTTGTCAAGGTCCTGTTTTGCTAGGTCCAGCTTAGTCATTTGCTTCGCTGATCTTTTCTGACCTCTTGTTGTGTATCCTATACCTGTGCTATTGTTCATACTAATATTTAGCTGAAAAAAACCGACGTTTCTAATTCTATACAGTTATAACTAAACTTTTATCAACAGATACTAATTCTTCAGGCCAAAATAGGAAATCACGCCAGGATTCGTCCGGAATATACAATGTGAACAGTCTTGCGTTGCGATTTATTTCATGATAGCTGGGTTGATAAGGGATTGAGATGGGTTGGATTAGTTTGTTGGACTTTGAACTGTTGCATGGCTTACATGCACTAGCACAATTTGTCCATGATGTTCTGCCTCCGTGGCTTTTTGGGATAACGTGATCTATTGTTAAATCTCCTTGCCGGTGTTTTGTGCCACAGTACTGACAAGTATAGTTATCTCTTATAAACATGTTTCGCCTGGTAAATTTTGCTCTCGTTGGTAGCTTATGATAACGATTAAGCATTACAATACTTGGCATTGGCATTACGAAGTTTTCACTATGCAAGGGTTTATCCTCATAGCTCTTTACAATTTTTATCTTATCGGAAAAATATGCTTTGACGGCACTCTGCCAACTAATTGTGCTTAGTGGCAACAGGCTTAAAGGCTGTGCATCTGCATTAAGTAATAGTACACTCATGTCAATATTTATGTAGACAGATTTGCTAAGTTAACAATTTGCCTTTTTCTAGATTGTGTCATCTTGGGTAAGAATCTATTTGTTTCTTTATAGTATACATACTCTGCTTGGTTTAGAGATTTAGTTGTCTCAAATCCATTAGGGTATAGTGTTCTAATATTTTGTAGTCCTTGTGCTTTAAGTAATGCTCTTGATTTGATACTACCATAGTCAGCCAACATCATAATCTTTGCTTCTCCCTGACGCACTATTCGTTGATTGCCACTCAGCACTAGAGCGGTTGCAACAAATTGCCATTGTTCATTCACGATGTAACTGTTTATCTTAAACTGTCTATCCGGTGTTCCTGTTTTTGATATATCACCAGTAAAATAGAATAGACTAAACAGAGCATCATAATTTGTTTGACTTATAAG